AGCCTCGTCACCGAATTCCTCGCCCTGCGCCCGTCCGGCGGGTTCCAGCTGATCATGGCCGACCCGCCCTGGCCGACCGAGATGCGGTCCGAGAAAGGCTACGCCAAGTCGCCCGAGGCGCACTACGAGACGATGCCGGTCGCGGCGATCGCGGCGATGCCGGTCGAGCTGCTGGCGGGCGCGAATTGCCTGCTGTGGCTCTGGGCGCGCAACATTCAGCTGCCCGAGGCGCTGCAGGTCATGGCGGCCTGGGGATTCGAATACAGAACCGCGGGCCACTGGGTGAAGCTCACGCCCTACGGCAAAGTCGTGATGGGAACCGGCTATATCCTGCGCAGCGCAGGCGAGCCCTTCCTGATCGGGGTGCGCGGGGCACCCCAGACGACGCGGACGGTCCGGTCCGTCATCCACGGCCTGCGCCGCGAGCATTCCCGCAAGCCCGAGGAAGCCTACCGCGCCGCAGAAGAGCTGATGCCCCATGCGCAGCGGCTCGACCTGTTCAGCCGCCAGGTGCGGCCCGGCTGGGCCAACTGGGGCCGCGAGCGGACGAAGTTCGAGGTGGTGGCATGACCGACCACCCCCACCCCGACGCAGACTACCCGCTCTTTGACATTGTGAATTGGGCCACCGGCGGCCGGTCAGCGGCGGTCCTGCACCGCCTGCCGGAGCGCGGCGCGGATGGCCTCTTCCACCGACAGGCCGGGATCGTCCTGACAAATCTGCTCGAAGGGCAGATCGAGGCGCAACTCATCGATGAACAGGCTCCAGGCCGAACCCATAGCCTCTGCGGCGATGGCGACGTCGGGGCGGAAGAGGTCCTCGCTGCCGACAAGGAAAAGGCTGCAGCGGGCCTTCAGCACATCGCGCACGACCTGAGTGTCGGCGGAACCGGGCTGTGCCAAGGCACATACGATGGCAAGGGCGAACGGGGTCGGGCGCATCGGCAGGGCTCCAGCGGTCAGGACGACCACGGCCATTATCCTGCGCCCTTCGCGGGCCATTTGACAATTCGGGCGAACTGCCGCATCGTGCGGCCGTCCGGTGGCGCCTTGAACAGCGCGCCGGGCGGTCTGCTGCAGGCGGTTACGCCCCGAGACGGCGCATCCCTTGATGCGTTTCCTTCTCCGGGTGCCATGCGCGCATGTCCAGGGCCTCGGCCTAAAGGCGCGTGGGGTCTGTCCTGCGGCAGGCTGTTCAACACCCGGGGGCGAAGGCCCCCCGTAACCGCAGGAGATCTACCCCATGTCTGCACCGCAGACCCTTTTCGACATTTCGGGCATTCAGGCCCGCATCTTCACCCTTCCCGGGCGACCCCCGTTCATGACCGCTGGCGATTTGGCGGAAGTCTATGGGACCGAGCCCAAGCGGATCGCCGATGCAGTGAAGCGCAACCCGGCACGGTTTCCGGACCGCTATGCGTTCCGACTGACGGAGGCCGAGGAAGCGGAGAGGTGGTCGCAAATTGCGACCACCTCCCCCGGAAAACGGACCGACCTGCGACCGCTGGTGTTCACGCACGGAGGAGCCAACATGCTGGCCGCGGTGCTGCGCGGAGACGTGGCGGACAGGATGGCGGTCGCCATCAACGACGCCTTCTCGGCGGTGGAGGCGGCGGCGTTGGCCGCTGCGCAGGCCATGGTCAATCGCCTGACCACCGAGCAGCTGGTCAAGACACCCCTGCGCATGCGGGTGCGGCTGGGCGTCGAGATGGGCCTGACCTTCGAGGCGATCTGCAAGCAGTGCTCGGCTCCAAAGTGGAAGATCGCCGAGAAGGCGCGCGAGTGCCTGGCCATGGGGCTGATCGACCGGCTGCCGCCGGGGATGCCCGCCGCGGAACCCGACCTGTTTTCGGGGGACTGACATGTTCCAGCACTTCTCCGACGATCCCCGCGACCGGCTGGCCTATGCCTCGCAGGCGCTGGGCGGCCTTACCGAAATGCTCGACGACATCGTCTGCGCCGGGAAGGGCGAAAAGGCCGAGTTCGACCAGACGCGCCCGAACGGGCTGCGGATCATCCTCGGTGCGATCCACCAGGAGCTTGAGGTGGTCGAAATGGCCCTGCGCGACTACGTCCCGCGCGACACGCTCCGGCCCTGACGCGGCCGCGCGCCCCCCGACCCGGGGGCGCGCATGACCCCGTCCTCGGCCGAGACCTTCATCGCCGTCCTGGGCGAGGACCTTGCCGCCGAGGTGTTCCTCGCCGAAGGCGGGGCCGAGGTCTGGCTGGGCAACGGCGCATCGGTCCGGTCGCGGCTGGCCGAAAGGATCGGCGTGGACCGGCTGGCGGCGCTGGCCGAGGCGCTGGGGGAAAAGGTGCGGGTGCCGACGGCGCGGCCCTGGCTGGCCGCCCGCCTTGAAAGGAAAGGCTTGCCCGTTGCCGAAATCGCCCGCAGTCTGCATGCCGCCGACACCAGCGTGCGCCGCTGGCTGGCAGAGGCCCACCGGCCAGCGCCGGGTGCGGCCGCCGATCCCCGCCAGATGACCCTTCTCTGACCGGCCCGGCCCGCGCCTCCGCGCGGGTGCGCGGATGGAGTGAGCCCCCCCGAACCGGCCAAATGGCGCCAGTCACTGCGGGCGCACGGCCCGTGCCGGGGATCACCGACATGCAGATCAGCGAAAAGGGCCTGGCCTTCCTGGAGCGCCATGAAGGCATCGTGCTCAAGGCCTATCGCGACGTCGTCGGGGTCTGGACCATCGGCGCCGGCCTGACCGCACCGTCCGGCGTGGTGACGCCTCGGGCCGGGATGGTGATCACCCGCGAAGAGGCCTCGCGCCTGCTGGGCCTTGCACTGGAGCGCAACTACGAGCCTGCGGTCCGCGCCGAGATGGTGAGCGAGCGCCTTGTCCCGGCGAAGCAGCACGAATTCGACGGGGCGGTCAGCTTCCATTTCAACACGGGCGCCATCGGCCGGGCGTCCTGGGTCAAGGCCTGGCGCCGCGGCGACTGGCAGGGCGTGCTGAAGGGCTTGATGGCCTGGAAGAAGGGCGGCGGGCGCGTCCTGCCGGGTCTGATGCGCCGCCGCGAAGCGGAGTTCCGTCTGATCCAGAATGCGGACTATGGTGAAGGTCTTCACACGCCGGTCCGGCCCGAACCGCCGAAACCCGGCGTCACCGCCGCGCGCATCGCCGCCCCGATCACCGCGGCGCAGGTCCCGGCGCTGCTCGCTGCCATGAAGACGTTGGGCTACCCGGTCGACCGCACCGCGGCGACCCTGCCGCTGCAGCCGGTGCTGGACTTCCAGCGGGCGCATGGCCTGACCGCCGACGGCATCGTCGGCCGCGCCACGGCCTCGGCAATCCGGCGCGCATTGGACGCCCGCGGCAAGGCCAAGGTCGCGTCGGGCGGCGCCGTGGCGTCGATCCCTGTCTCAGCGGCCGACCTGGCCGCCCCGGCGCTGGACATCCACCCCGACCTGGCCGCCGCCCTGAACTGGGCCGCGCCCATGATCCTTGCCGCGGCCGCCGCCTATGCCCTGTGGCTCGCCTTCACCTACCGCGACACCGTCGCGGCCGCCATCGACCGCCCTTTCCCCCGGCTTGCAGCCTTCCTGAGGAGCTTCTGATGAAAGCCATCCTGCGCCTCGGCGCGACTGTCCTGCTGGCGAGCATTGCGCTCGTCATGGTCCTGATCGCCTGGACTGTCATGCTGCGCCCGGCCGAGGCGCAGACGCAGACCTGCGGTGACCGCACGGCCATCCTGGCGGCGCTGGCGGACAAGTATGGCGAGCGGCCGCTCTGGACCGGCGATACGCCGGAACGCGGGTTCACCACGACGCTGGTCGCCAATCCTGACGGCACGACCTGGACGGTCGTCGTCCAGCAGGGCGACAAGCCCGCCTGCATCGTCGCCTCGGGCGCGACCTGGTCGCACCCCCTCCCCTCCCCTGCGGGCACGGAGGGTTGAACGCATGATCCCGCCGTTTCTTCTGTCCGCCGCGGTCCAGCTGGGCCTGCCACACCTGCGCCGCCTGCTTGACCCGGCCATCGGCCCGAGAGGCGGCGACGTCGTCACGCGCATCGTCGCGACCATCGCCGAACGTGCGGGCACGACCCCCGACGGGCTGGAGCAGGTGCATGCCGCCACACCCGGTGTCGTCCTCGACGCGATGAAAGAGGTCGAGAAGTCGGTCCTTCCCGAAATGGTGCCGGTCTTTCTGGCCGACGCCGAGGCCGCTCGCGCGCTGGCGGACGCCGAGGCCGAAAGCCCTTGGCGCAGCGCCTGGCGCCCGCTGGGCATGTACCTGATCCTCGCCCTCTGGGTCTGGAACATCATCCTGCTGCACGTCGCCAACGCGGTCTGGAAGATCGCCCTGCCGCCGGTGGACTTCAGTGTCCTGCTGCAGTTCTCGGTCCTCTACCTCGGCCTCTACATGGGCGGACACACGGTCAAAGACGTCGCGACCAACGTCGCCAAGGCGATGGGCAAGGGCTGATGGAACCGGTGATGGACCTGAGCCCGCTCGTCGCCTGGGCCGGAGCACTGGCGCTCCTTCTGTCGCTCGGCACTTCGCTCTGGACGATCATGGCCGGGCCGTCGAAGGCCAACGCGGCCCGGATCGATGCGCTGGGCCGCCGTCAGGACGAGGCGGCGCGCGAAGTGACGGCACGTCTGGACTCCCATGACCTGCGGCTGTCGCGCCTGGAACAGGCGCTGCAGGCGATGCCCACCAAGGACGACATGCACCGGCTCGACCTCAGCCTGAAGGGCATGGAAGGCGAGTTGCGCGAGATGAAGGCGGTGATGGAAGGCAACAACCGGATCATGGAGCGTCTGGAGAACATCGTCACCCGCCACGAGGAGCACCTGCTCGACGGGAGCAAGAAGTGACTGCAACCTACGAAGACCGCCAGCGCGAGGACGCGCGGCTGATCATCCTGCGGGCGCTCGAGGATCAGGTGGACGAACGCCTGCATTCGGGTCTCTTGCAGGACGAGCTCTTGCGGTTCGGCATCGACAAGAGCCGGGCCTGGGTGCACGTCGAGCTCGACTGGCTGGCCGAGATGGGCGCTGTGACCCTCCTGAAGACCGGCAGCGTTGTCGTCGCCACGCTGACCGACAGGGGCGCCCGCCACCTGCGCCGCGCCATCGTCATCGAGGGTGTCCGCCGCCCGTCGCGGCCGGGGGAATAGGCCATGGCGCGGTCCGGTCGCGGCTGGCTCAACGCCTTCGACCTCCTGCCGTCCGAGGCCGACGAGATCGTCGCCTGGGCGGCGCGGGAACTGGCAGGCAACGAGCGGACGCAGACCGACATCTACGCCGAGTTCGTCACCCGCTGCCAGACCCTGATGGCGGAACACCGGGGCGAGATCGAGTTCCGCATTCCGTCCTTCAGCGCCTTCAACCGCTATTCGGTGCGGCAGGCCCGCCTGTCCCGCCGCCTGGAACAGACGCGCGAGATCGTCGCGGTGCTGGCCGAAAAGCACGACGCCAAGGCCTCCGACGACCTGACGGTGATCACGGGCGAGATGATCAAGAGCCTGGTCCTGCACATGCTGGGCGATGCCGCCGAAGGGATGGTGCCCAAGGACCTGCTCGATCTCGCCGGAGCCTTTGCCAAGTCGCAACAGGCGCAGAACTTGTCGGCTGACCGCAAGGCCAAGGAACAGGCCCGCCTGGCCGCCCGGGTGACCGAGGCGGTCGATACCGTGGCCAAAGCCAAGGGCATGACGGCCGACACCGCCGAGGCGATCAAGGCCTCGATCCTCGGGATCACCAAATGAGCGCCCCGGTTTCCGAGGCAGACTGGGCGCGCCTGCGGGCCGAGGCCACGGCCGCCATGCCCGATGTCGTGGCGGCCGTCGGTCTGCCCGCCGTGCTGCTGCCCTATCAGCAGCGGGCGGTCGCCCTGCTCGACACCGCCGCGACCCCGGTCCTGTTCGTCGAGAAGAGCCGCCGCATCGGCCTGACCTGGGCGCTGGCCGCCTATGCCGTGCTGCGCGCCGGGCGCCAGCGGTCGGCAGGCGGGATGGACGTGATGTACATCTCCTATGCCCGCGAGATGACGCGCGAGTTCGTCGACGCCTGTGCCATGTGGGCGCGCGCCTTCGACATCGCGGCCGGGGCGGCCGAGGAGGTGCTGTTCGACCAGGACGACGATGCCAAGGCGATCAACGCCTTCCGCATCCGGTTCGCCAGCGGCTACGAGATCATCGCCCTGTCCTCCGCGCCCCGCGGCCTGCGTGGCAAGCAGGGTGTGGTGATCATCGACGAGGCGGCCTTCGTCGACCAGCTGGGCGAGCTTCTGAAGGCGGCGCTGGCCTTCCTGATGTGGGGCGGGCAGGTCGTGGTCTGTTCCACCCACGATGGCGCCGAGAATCCGTTCAACGCCGCCGTGCAGGACATCCTGGCGGGCCGGTCGAAATACGCGCACCTGCGCATCGATTTCGACCAGGCGCTGCAGGACGGGCTGTACCAGCGCATCAGCCTGGTCACCGGCAAGCCGTGGACGCCCGAGGCCGAGGCCGCCTGGCGGCAGTCGATCATCGACTTCTACGGCGACGGCGCGGACGAGGAACTGTTCTGCATCCCCTCGCTGACCTCCGGCGCCTGGCTGGCAGCACCCCTGATCGAGGCGCGGATGACCGAAAAGCGCGAGGTCCTGCGCCTGACCCTGCCGCAGGACTTCCTGCACCGGGACCGGGTGACGCGGGCGTCCCTGCTGTCCCCGTTCATGGAGGCGCTGGAGGCGCAGCTGGAGGCGCTGGACCTGACGCCCCAGTTCGCGCTCGGCAGCGACTTCGGCCGCTACGTCGACCTGTCGGCGATTTCGGTCCTGGCCATCGAGGCGCAGATCAAGCGCCGCGAGGTGCTGTCGGTCGAGCTGCGCGGCGTGCCGATCGAGGAGCAGAAGGCGGTCAACCGCGCGATCCTGCGCCACATCCGGCCGCGCCTGGTGGGCGCCGCCTATGACGCCACCGGGCCCGGGATTTCGGTGTCGGAAGACATGGGCCGCGAGTTCGGCCTGCGCGACGACCCGGAAGGGCCGGGCCTCGTCATGCAGGTCAAGTTCTCCGAGGACTGGTACCGCCTCAACATGCCGCCCCTGAAGGCGGCCTTCGAGGACGATGCCATCGCGATCATCGCCGATGCGGAGCATCTGGCCGACCTGCGCATGGTCAAGGTGATCCGCGGCATCGCCCGCGTGCCGCCGCAGCGGCAGGAAGCAACCGGCGGCAAGCGGCACGGCGACCATGCCATCGCGCTGGCGCTGGCGCATTTCGCGAGCCGGATGCGATGGGTCGAATATGACTACCGCGCCGCGCCGCGGACCGACGCGGCAGCCAGCCGCGGCACGAGCATGTTCGCCGACGACGACGATTTCGCCACCGACCGCCCCTGGTACCGCCCGCCGCTGGGCGCGGGCATCCGCGGCCTTCCCTGAGGAGACGTCCATGGCCTTCCAGTTTTCCACGGGCGTCCGCAACGCCGCCGCCGATGCCGTCGAGACGGCTATCGGCGCCTCGCCCACGCTCGAGCTGCGCAGCGGCTCGGTCCCGGCCAGCTGCGCCGCCGCCGACAGCGGCACGCTGCTCGCCTCGATGGCGCTGCCGGCCGAATGGCTTGCCGCAGCATCGGCCGGGGCCAAGGCGCTGGCCGGGACCTGGGCGGACCTGGCCGCCGATGCCGCCGGGACCGCCGGGCACTTCCGGATCAAGGCGGGGGCCACCTGCCACGTCCAGGGCAGCGTGACCGCGACCGGCGGCGGCGGCGACATGACGCTCGACAACCCGGACCTCGCCGTCGGCCAGGAGGTCACGGTGACCGCCTTCACGATCACGGTCGGAGGCGCCTGATGGCGATCAGCGCCGACAACGCAGGCAACCAGATCGCCTATGGCCTGGCGGTCAGCAACTCCCGTCTGGTGATCGACAAGGCCGCGATCGGCAGCACCGTGGCGGGGCAGATGC